TCAACCTCTGGAACTTCCTCATTAGGTAGCGGAGCTTCGTTCTCAATGAAATCTGAGTTACTTAGCACGGCATCTAGGAGGCTCTGTTCGGTCTGACCATTATCGGACATCTGCACATTGTCATCCATAGCGGGTAGAGTAGTGTTATCTGTCATAGTTTATTCCTCTTCTATTTAGCAACAGCTTTCTTAGCTGCTACCTTTTGCGTAGTTGGTTTAGTTGCTGGTACTAGGTTAGCTTCATAACGATCCTTGAGAGCGTATAGGCTCACCAAGTTGTTTGAGTTTAACTTACATTTACCTGCACTACGCATTGAATCATATTCTAATAATCCAATCATCCCCACTACATTCTCTAGCAGGGTTTCATAATTAATTGCTCTACTGTCCATCGTCCTCGACCTCTCTTTCTAAGTGTGGTATGTTCTTTCCGTACATCTCGTATTGTGCTAGCTTGGACTTAACGTCCCCCAAGGATAAGACACAAGAGTAGATAAACTCTCTGGTCTTATTCTCATGGGGTTCCGTGTTGAGAAACTGAAGGTAGTAATCTACCATCAATTCCCCATAAGCTCCAGTGAAAAACTGTTCACGTTCTCTTGAAGCGAACTGGGCGTTCACTAGAGCTTCCTTTGCTAGGACATCTGGATGTACATTCTTCAACCGCTTCTCGGCTGTCTGCTTGTACTTATTCATCCTGTTCCTCTTATTAGATTGGTAATTGTTGCTGCATCATTGCCATCATGTCTTGTTCAGACATTTGGCCTTGTGGAGCTTGTTCTTGTGGCATAGGCTGTTCCATTGGTTGTTCAACCCCACCACCCATAACACCAGCTACCATCTCTAGTATCTGGTCATACGTTGGGTGCTCAGGGATAACAGCCCCTTCCTTTTGTGCTTTGATCGTTAGATCAGCCCACTCTTGGAAGTGCTTATCAATGGCTACTGCCATCTGCTTAGAATTGTCTTGTACAGTGTTAGCACTCTGTGCATCAGTGTAACGAACATTAGCTTCCGACAGATCAACATCAGCCTTAGCTTTTCTGTTCTGAAGTTCCTGTGTCTTCTGGGCATTCTCAGTTTGTGATTGAACTGCCTTAGCAGCATTCTCTTTAAACTCATCAGTAGTGTAATCTTCTAGGAAGTCATTACTGGATAGGCCCATAGCTTCTAACAGTTTAGTTGCAAGTACCGCAGGTGACTCTGGCTTAATGATACTGCCAGCTCCAGCTGAGTTCAATGCAGGTAAGACTTGTTGTCCTACTGTTGTTAGCTTATTGATCAGGTTAGCATTACTGTTCTCACCGATGTCCAAGATGACATCACATTCCATACGGTCTGGTAGGTTTCCACAATCCACAACCTCTGTCATACCACCAACACAGACATTCATCTGCTTGGTTTGCTTACGGATAGTTGAGTACACACCTTCACATAGACGCTTGAGACCTGTCTCAGCGAACCTACGGGCGATGTGTTGGATACGTTTCTGGGAAGCAGACTGCACAGCAGCCATCTTACCTTCACTATTACCAGAGACATACAGTGTATCGTTAAGGCCTTGAGCAGCCTTAGACATACCTGTCGCTTGTTCTTTAATAATCTGTAGGTGTTGCAGTAGCGGCACAGTACCAGTCGAGATAGTCTCAGGGGGTAGGGCTGCAACAGCACCTTGTGGTGATCCGTTAGTCGGGATGATCTGCTTAGGCTTCATGTTCTGCAATGCAGAGAAGTCTACCACGTTTGGATCAGCTAGCTTAGGACTATAGTTAGTGAGGTACGTGTTCTCCACGAAGCCCCTTAGAATAGCCGTAGCAGCCAGTGTAGACGAACGGGTAAGGTCAGCTATAGATAGGCCATAGAACTCGTAAGGGATGTCTATAGGAGACAATGAGGCTACTTGAATGAGATCACAGTCTTCCTCATGGAACACTCTTCCACCAATCATAATGAATCGCTTAAGCTCAGCAATACCATCACCATCACGGTCAACATTCATCCAACACTCAGTTACAGACAGCTCACGGTTAGCCTCTACAGGCATAGAGTCACTAGAACCCTGCCAGTAAGACATGCCAGCTACCTCTTTACGGGCAGCAACGTCTTGACTGTAGCGTGTATTACCTGACCAAGCCATACCACCTAGCTCATCCCACTCATCATCACTGATGTTCTCAGCAATATCAGGCCAGTACTTACGGATCTCACTGCGTGTCATGTCTGTTTGGATACCAACAAAGGCAGCATCATCAATACAGGTAGCATCACGGGAAATACGGAAGTTCTCTGGGGGAATATTCTCTAATCGTACCTTAGATCGGTCTACTGTACGCTTAATACGCACATTTACGTAGACAAGTTCAGCATCACCTGTAGCATCTACCTCATTCTCGAACTCAAGGTCACCTACAATCTCTACAGACTCATCAGACAGCAGCTCATCAAGCTTTGCCTGTGATATTACTTCGTATTCTTCAAAGGTTGTGTAGTAATCCTCTACATAATCCCATCGAATGATACCATTCTTCCAAAGGAGGGAAGACTTAATCCATGTTTGGATCAACTCCCATCCATTATTCTGTTTAAACAAGCAGTAGTTAGTTACCAATGAGGCATCATGGGCTTGTTTGTGTGCACCGGGGGAGGCTGCATAGGGGGTGAACTTAGCAAGCTTACCATTGTTTAGGAACAGGTCACACAACACAGCCGTGTACGCTTCAACAGTCTCAGTTGTAGACGTGTCAACAATGGTGCTTACACCTTGTGGCTTCAAGTGACCTAGGGGTAGGCCAGCATACTCATAGGTACTCTTCTCACGTTCCTTTGAAAGGTCTGAGGAGTTTAACCAATCACCTACACTGTTAGAAATGCCTTGCTCAACTAGGTTAGCTAGCTGTTCATCCGTTACTTTCTCTTTATATCCGTGACTCATTAGTGCCTCCAAGGAGTTGTTTTGTGCTTCTCTAACTCTTTACTAGAATAGGCACCAGCTTTGGTCATCTCTCTAGGTTTCTTGTTAGCATCTTTCTTCACTTGTTTCTGCTTAGGTGCTTCTTCGTTAAATCGCATAGTTCCCTCCAAGGGTCAATCTATCAATCGTTATAATGAAGACTATTGCTACATGTCCTGTCACTGTACTTGTGACTTTGCAGGTACGGTCTTCGTTAATAAAAAGGTATCGTTTATTCCCCCAGCGATACCAGACTGGGTGAGGACTAATGGAATTCTTTTACAGCCATGCAGTCTCATCCTCGATGTGTTGTGAGACTCTGGTTGACCACGGTACGTTGTTACTCTGAAGCTTATCCCAGTGGGTACGTAAGACTTCACATGCTATGGCTAATGCCATTACAGTGTCATCATTACAGCCAGCTGCTGCCTCTGTCTTCCCTGTGTCCGTGGAGATGTAATCTTTTAGCTCTTGAATCATAATGTTAGAAGGTATGTTGACCTCCTCGTTCTCTATGAGAGACTTGAGGTTACCTATGATAGCTGGCTTAGAAGCCGAGGTAGTCCTGAAGCCTACACGAGCAGTAGACTCATGGTTGACATTAGCCTTCTTCATCTGCTTATAGAGGTTGACATAGTTCATTGATTCAAGCTTTTGTATCGTTGCAATACCCATAGAGTTAGACTCTGGGCATAGGAGTGAGTTGTTGTAATAGCGACCTAGGTAGAACAGCAGTTCCCCGAAGAGACTTGGGTCTATCCTATTGTCCCTATACAGGGCCATCACCTTATAATCTTTATTCAAGACAACAGCAGTGGAGTAATCCTGACCAACACCTAATGCCACATCAGCAGCAATAACATAGTTGTCTTCCCACTTAGGGTAACTAAAGATCTGTAGCTTACCCTCTCGGTTATCTTCAAACTGCTTACTGTTAGCATCCCACGCTCTGTGGCTTTCCGGGGTCTCTGGTACCAGCTGTTCCAGCTTCTCTATGTCAAAGACATTAGATCCTGAGACTAGAAATGCTTCCTCAGCTGTAGTAGGGTATTCCTGTCGGAACTTATGTTCACCCCCCTCAGCTATCTTCAGCCTTCTCCAGTAGAGCTGGTCATTGTCGAGATCAAATCTATCAACAAGCTTCTCTTCCTCTACTGTTAACTCCATTCCCTCTGGGTGTGGTCTACGGTATTCATCCGTAAGAAACCATGGGAGGAAGATGGGTAAGTATTCATTCTCCCCAGCAACAGCTCCCTTCCACAACCTATAGAACTCTCCCTGAGCACCATTAGCTGTAGACTCTAGTATTACTTCGGTACCATCGGTCTGTGGGATACCTTGGAACAAACCTGCAAGTATCTTCTCATCATGGTTCCAGAATGCAACCTCTGAAAGGTGTGCGATTGTTGGAGTAGTACCCCGGCCAGCCTCAGGTGCACCAGCAGTATACAAGCGATAACTAGCCTTAGCATCCTTATCCTTGAAGTAGGGTGAGCTGATAATGACTTCTTTAGCATTACTACGTTCCTCCTTGGGTGCTAGTTCCTTAGGCATATTCCTAATAAGGTTCTTAGACATACTGAATAGGGCATCTGAAGTAGCACTATCATGTGCCATTACAACTGACCTCGAATGAGGGGAGAAGTATGACTTCCAGTACACTCTACCCACACAGTACGTAGAGATACCCTGCTGTCTTGCCTTAAGGATAATAGCCCTGACACGACCAGTCTCTTCCAACTGCTTTGTTAATTGTTCTGTTATAAGGGTCTGTGCTTGGTTTAACTCGAAGGGTACAAAGCCCTTACTAGAGTCCTTAGTCACAATCCTTATCTGTTCCTGTGCGAAGCGTGTGAAGTCCTGTGAGTACTCCTCTAGTAGAGATCGCTTCTCCTTTTCCTTCACAAGCTTTATTAATTCTGTCTTATCCATTGCTATAGTCCTCGGTGACTGGGCGCTACATGGTATATTGTGGTGTCTGTGGGGGTTTGTGGGGTTCTGTGA